TGGTGGTGATGCTGCAAAGTCTATTAAGTTTGACGGATCTGGTAATTTAGAAGTTCCAGAAAACTCTGAGATAAGATTTGGTAGTGGTGGTACTAAAAAACTATCGCTTGATGGAAGTAACAACTTAGTTCTTCCTACAGGAACTGAAATTCATATTGGTACCAAAAAAATTAAAATTGATACTAATGGTGAACTACAGGTTGCTAATGATGGTACAACTTTTGAAGACGTTGATAGAGGATTCAAACGTCAAGGTTCTAGTGCACCTGCGGGAGCAAGTGTTATTAAAGGATATAATAATGCAACTGTATATAAACCATCTCCAACACTTTTATATTCATTCAGTGCAGTTGGACAATCAAACTATACAGTTAATGGACCTGGATTACCATCAGGAGGATCTACAGATCCTAATATAATTCTTTATCGTGGATTTACATATGATTTTAATAACACTACTGGAGCATCTCATCCACTAAGAATTCAGTCCACAACTGGACTATCAGGAACTCCATATACTACAGGTATTTCTGGATCGCAAACTTCTATGCAGTCATTTACAGTTCCTTTTGATGCACCAAACACTCTATATTATCAGTGTTCAATCCACTCAAATATGAATGGAACTATAGAAATTAGGTAATGGCAAGAACAGTCCCAGGATCAGGAGCAGTTATTGAACCTATCTTTAACAGTACGTTCGGAATAAAGGACGTATTTGTTAATGATGGAGGGACTGGATATGTTGCGGGCGACCCACCAGAATTAAAAGTTACTAATTGTGGTACACCTTTAAGAGAAGCAATACTTGAACCTGTAATTACTAACGGACAAATTGCTGCTGTTAAAGTATTAGATCCTGGAACTGGATACGATCCATTTAGAATTAAACTTGAAACAACAGGAATTGGATATGGTGCGAAGGCAAAAGCAATATTATATGACACTGATCAAGTTGCACCTGATGGAACACTGATTGCTCCTGCGGGTTCTATTCAATACATTCAGATGTTGTCGAATGGTGATCAATATTTTAATGATGCTACAACTGCTGTAATAGAAGGTGGTGGTGGATCAGGTGCTGAACTCAGACCTGTTACTGGATTAATTACTGGTTTAGCATTAGAAGATACTGGTGCTAATTATGAGAATGGTGATATTAATATTATTGTATCTGGTGGAGGTGGACAGGGTGCTACTGGTGTTGCAGAAGTAGATGAATTTGGTATTGTTAAAAAAATAAACATATCGAGTGCGGGTGAGTTTTTCCAGACACCTCCCGTTATTTTACTCAATGGTGGTGGAGGTGGTGGTGCTAGAGCACTTGCTACTGTCGATCTTGGTGCTATTACTTCAATCGATATTCTTGATCCTGGTGGTGGTTTTTCATCAGAACCCCAAGTAATTTTTACTAGGAATACTGATTTAATAAAAAGGTCTAGAAACAGACAAGCATTTAACTCATTCTTATATAATTTAACTGGTCTTATTAATAATGTAGGTATTTCTGATCAAACAGTATTTGTTGAGACTACTGCACCCTATCCTGGATCTGGAAAAATATTAATAGGTAATGAAGTTATTAGATATACGGGTAAAACTGCTACATCTTTTGTAGGATGTGACCGTGCTGTTAATTTTAGATATGATCAAAAAGTTACATTAGATTCACTTGCTAACAATGCAGATGGTATTAGTCAATACGTTTTTAATGTTGGAGATCGTGTTATAAGAACATCTGAAAGTTCAAGTAACAAAATTGCTCGTGTATATGACTGGAAACCTGAGATCAGTGCACTGTATTTGGTATTTGAAGTTGATAAATTAGCATTTATTGACGGTGGATCATCAAATACTTTATCTCAAGTTATTGACTTTATTGGTGGTGTAGCAGCATCTAGTGAAACTGGTGTTGAACCACACGTATTAGTTGATTCTATAGGTGATACTATTGTTCAGTTAACAGATCCTATTGGTCTAATACAAGACAAAAAATTTGAAGATGATGATGAATTACAAGGAGCAGGAGATGGTATTCCTGATCTAGTAAATACTAATACAGAATTTGCAAATGCTATCAGTCTTGATGGTGGTATTGCATCATCTCTATATGGTATTGAGGAAACATTGGGTGGACAAAACACTTCATTGTTCCAAGTTGGAGACCAAATGACAGACTCGTCTCTTCCTTCTAGATCTCCTACTGTCACAGTTGCAGGTGCTTTAGGTGATGGAGAACTACACCTAGCAACTATTGAGTTTACTTTCCGTGTTATGAATAACTCTTATAATTTTACACAGAGTGAAACTGTCACAGGAAGTTTAAGTGGAGTAGCAGCAACAGTTGTATCTTGGGATGCAACTACAAAGGTTCTTGTTGTTAATAATCCAGTTGCAAACTCAGGAAATTATCTTTGGAATAAGAACGAAAATATCACTGGAGGTACGTCAGGTGCCATAGGTGTTATCCAATTTATAAATTATCCATCCTATATCCGAAACGAACCTGACTAAACTACTATAAATAAAAGGAAGGTACATAGTATCCAATGGCATTACTTACCGATCAATTTAGAATTTTCACCGCTGAAAAATTCATCAAATCACTTGAGGGACCAGATTCGACTCAGAGTGACATCGTTGCGGGTGCAAATCGTGACCGTTTGTATGTTTTCATTGGTCGTCCTCAAGAGTGGGATAACGAGAATAATCCTCCTACTCCTATTGACTCTTTCCAAGAGTTTTCAGATTCATATGACGATATGATTTCTATGAAACGTGTCCTTGCTAGTGACGCTATTCAAGTTGTACGTCGTATTGACTGGATACCCCCAGAACAAACTACTGGTGGTTTAGGTTATGTTTACGATATGTATCGTAATGACTACTCATCTAGTAAGACTGCTTCTAGTGGTGCTACTAAACTATATGATGCTGATTTCTACGTTGTTAACAGTTCATATCAAGTTTACAAATGTATCTACAATGGAACGTCACCCTCTGATCCGAACGGTAAACCTAGTACGATCGAACCCACTGGCACTTCTACTTCTATTATCACCACTGCTGATGGTTATCGTTGGAAGTATATGTACACCATCCCAGTGGGGCAGGTTCTAAAATTCTTCTCAGCAGACTATATGCCTGTATTAATTGATACTGCTGTTCAGTCAGATGCTGTAGGAGGAGAGATAGATACTGTTGTTATCCAATCATCTGGTTCTGGTTATAACAATGGTACATATGAAAACATACCTCTAAGAGGAGATGGAACTGGTGGACGTATTTCTATCGTTGTTGATGGTGGTCGTATAGTATCTGCAACTGTAACTTCTGGAGGATCTAACTATTCCTTCGGTAAGATTGTTGTTGATGAAGTTAATGGTATTGGTTCTGGTACAGGATCTGGTGGTGCCATTGACGTTATTATTCCACCTAAAGGTGGTCACGGATCTACTCCTGCTATTGAGTTAGGTGGTTTCCGTGTAATGATCAACACTAAATTTACATACTCAGAGGGATCTGGAGACTTCCCTACTGATAATGATTATCGTCGTATTGGTTTAGTTCTAAACCCATTTAAGTATGGTACAGAAGAATTGGCAGATGCGATTACTTTGTCAGCATCAAACGCTGTAATATTTTCTCCAGATTTCACAGGATCATTTAATACTGATGAAATCATAACTCAAACTCGTACTGTGGGTGGACAACAAGTCACTGCTCGTGGTCGTGTAGTTTCTTGGAACTCTATAACTAAAGTTTTGAAATTTTATCAAAACAGAGTTGATGGTATATTCCCTGAGATTACTGGTAACAAAGTTGAGTTCTCTGGTGGTAACACCATCGTTGGTTCGGGATCAGGTACATCTGTTGACCCTGACATCAACTTCCCTGTAGTTCCTGGTGAAGCAACACGTGTTATAAACAACACAGAATATGATTTAGGTATGTCATTCACATCTGGTTACGCCAAACCTGAAGTGAAAAAGGATTCAGGTAAAGTAATTTACATAGACAATAGGAGAGCAATCTCTAGGGCGGGCGACCAAATTGAAGACATCAAAATCGTTGTAGAGTTCTAAAAAATGCCACAGAATACCAACCTCAATATCAGTCCCTATTACGACGACTTTAGTTCGGATAATAACTTCTATAAAGTTTTATTCCGTCCTGGGTATCCGATACAGGCAAGAGAATTAACCACGCTTCAATCACTGATGCAAAATCAGGTTGAGTCGATGGGAACTCATATGTTCAAAGATGGTGCAATGGTCATCCCTGGACAGATAGGTTACGATTTAGATGCAAAAGCAGTATTACTACAAGCAAGTTTCTTAGGAACAAATGTTGAATTATATCGTTCACAGTTAGAAGGAAGAATAGTTACAGGTCTTACAACTGGCATCAAAGCAAAAGTTATATTTTCTATATCAGCAACAGAATCAGAACGTGGTTATATAACTCTATATCTAAAATATATTACATCTGGTGGAACAGATAGTGATACTAGAACTTTCACTGCAAATGAACAGTTAGTATGTGATGCAGAACTTACTTTTGGATCTACTCTAATTGAAGTTGGTACACCGTTTGCACAGTTGTTACCTACAACTGCAACTGCTGTTGGTTCTACTGCTACAGTTGCTAATGGTGTATATTTTATACGTGGTTACTTTGTAGATGTAAGTGAGCAAACAATTATTCTTGATCAATATACAAATAGTCCATCATATAGGGTTGGTCTAGAAGTATTTGAATCTATTGTAACTCCAGAAGATGATCCATCATTAAATGATAATGCTACTGGAACATCTAACTATTCTGCACCTGGTGCACATAGATTTAGAATTCGTTGTTCATTAACTAAAAAAGTTATTGATGATGATACAGATAAAAACTTTATTGAATTATTACGTATCAATGATTCAGCAATAGAATCATTCGTAGAAAGAACTGCATATAATGAAATAGAAAGAGAACTTGCTCGTAGAACATTTGACGAGTCAGGTGACTATAGTGTTAGAGAATTTGATCTAAGAATGCGTGAGCATCAAGATGATGGTGAAAATAATGGTGTATATCTTCCAGGTAGAACATCCCCAGGTGGAATTGCATCTAGTTCTGCATATTATGCGTTAGAGGTATCTCCAGGAAAAGCGTATGTAAGAGGATATGAGATTGAAACTCTAGTTCCTACTTTTATTGATGTACAAAAACCAAGAGACACAAAAGCATTACAGAACTCTATAATTCCATTTGAACTCGGCAACTATATGCTGATGAATAATGTAAAAGGTTCTCCTATAGTTAATGGTAATAATGTAACAGCAAACTATCAAGTTCTTGAGTTTAGAGACTCAGCCCCAGGTGGATCATTAAACGCAGCGGGTGAAGTTATAGCATACGCACGTTGTGCTGCATATGAATATCATAGTGGAACAACTGTAACTGCTTCTTCAACTGTATTCAAGACATATATTTTTGATATACAACCACTAACTACATTCCAAATGTCTCAAGCAGTAACTGCGGGACAAGGTGCTGTTATTCGTGGTAGAACATCTAGAGCAAAAGCATTTGTAGCGGATGCTGTAGCAGGACAAACTGTAT